AAAAAAAACACTCCTAAAGCCTTGACTTTAAGAGTGTTATAATTTATATTTTTAGTAATGTTTTGTTAGTATGCTTTTCTACTACTTTAAGCACTTCTGTCATGATATAGTCTAATAGATAGGCATCTACTTCATCATTTAATGCTTGTGGAGAATACCCTATTCTACTCCATACTGTATTTTTTACATGTAAGCACTCATGTGCTATAATTGACATATCATTAGAAGCTATAATTATTGTTGCTGTTCCATTATTATGGTCTATAACACAAGAATCAGCTCCAGTATCTATATTAGGTTCTACTTCTAAAGCTTCCTTAATATCATCTACTACTACTATTTTTAGCTTTAACCTAAATATAGGTATGTTAATGTTTTTCTTTGTTATCATTTCTTCTACTCTTTATTACTTCATCTAGAGTCTTTTCTTCCCAGAATAACTCTTTAAAACCTACAACCTTTTCTCCCCTAGGTATAACACCTTCTCTAACTAAATTATCAAAGGTAGCTCTACTTACATTGAGCTTCTGACATGCTTGATATTTACTAAGTCTTTGGGTCTTGTCTGTATAAGACTTAATAACTTTTATCATTTCCATAGCTTCATCTTCTGTGATGTTACTATTACCACAATCTATATCATTTATTATTCTTTCTAATAATGACTTTATTACTTTTAACATAAAGAATCAATACTATAAATAATGTTACTCCTGCTAATATATTATGTATTCTAATTAAATTATCAGTGCTAATTGGTATATTCCAATAATAGTCAACTATATTTAATATGTCATCTATTAGGATATACCAAAGAAACATTCTATGATAAGAGCAAAACTCAAACACAACAGAAGCTAGATATAAGAATATCCATGTTAATAGAGACACTCCTGCTATATTACTTAATGGTTCTATATAGAACATTGTATTAAGCATATAACATAGAGCTATTACCATTGGTATGTATTTCAATACTAACAGTAATAGCTTGTGAAGATTACTTCTTCTTGATTTTTCCACCACAACCATATTTAGTTCCCTTACCTACACCTGCTTTAGGAGACATTGGTTTTGGTCTTCTCTTTGATGAACTCTTTGCCATAATTATATAATTTTAATGGTTATTTTATCCTTACTATTCTTTAGTATATCATATAGTTTCTTATAATATTCCTTACCCTGTAGTAACCCACCTTTAATAAGGTTTCTACCTACTCCTATACAACCCTCACTTAGCTCTGCGCCTTTAGGACCATCCATTACATGAATCAAAATTCCATCAAATCCTTTTACATTGAGTAATCTTGGAACTCTCCCTCCATTAATAGAGTTGTAGAATGGGTACCTACTAAATTTAGGACTTACTACATTTAATGTAACTTCATAAGTTCCTGTAGGAATAGCTGTAATCTTAGACTTTTTAATAGCCTTTACTTCTGTCACAGACATAGAACTCTTTAAACCTCTATCAGCATCTTCAAGAGTTTCACAGAATCTCTTTCCATCTATTGACATTACACCTATTGTATAGTTAGGTTTCTTCCACTTTCTTTCTACTATTATCTCCATCTTTCTTAATAAAATCTTCTAGCGGTATAATTACAAAAGTCTTAATGCCTCCAGAGTCTAACCTCTTTCTTAGGATTGTATATCCTTCTTCCTCTGAAACTAAGATTTCATTCTTAGCTAGCAGATTAACATCACCCTCTACTAGGGCTAGTTGTTTCATCAAACCCACTCTTGTTTTTCCCATATTTTCTAACTGTTTCTCTAATTCTATGAGCACAAGCTAAGTCCATACATATATTCATTGTTAAGTTAAGAACCTGTTTTCTCAACTCCTGAACTTCCTTCTCAAGCTCATTATTCCTTTCTGTTATTTCTTCCAGCCTAGTCTTATTGTCATCAGAAAGAGACTTATAAAACTCTAGTGACTTCTCCATTTTTTCTACTAGATTTAAGTCTACCTCTGAGTTATATTTCTTTCTTGCAAGAAACCAAGTTGTCCAACTTGAAACTATGCTTGTTACTAATCCCACTCCTCCTGTTATTAGTATATCAACATCAATCATCATTTTTTAAGTTTATGAATTAAAGAGATTATTATATAAATTAATAATATACCTCCTACCCACATCAATGTCTTTTGCCACCAATAGATGTGGTTCACTTCTACTTCCTTCTCTACTGATACTATCTTTGGAATAGAGTCAGTTTTAATTAAGGTATCTACCTTATTTATATACTTGAACTTTGTATGCCACTTAGTAATATATAAAGTATCGCCCTTTTGCCATCTATCAACACTATCTCTGATATATACACTATCTATTTTAGTATCATATATATATTCTTTCTTTATAACTTCAACAGGGACTTCTACAATTCTTGTAGTAGTCCTGCAAGCTGAAAGCATTAAGATAGTTAACATTACAAATACTAACCTTTTCATGCTGCAAAGATACAATAAAAAATCCACTTACACAAGAGTATAAGTGGATTATTATTTATTTACTAAAGTCTTTTGCTACATTTTCTTTTATTTCCTCTACCTTATCAAGGTATTCTCTGTACTTAGTTATGTCTTCACTTGACTTAGCTCCTGACAGAATAGCTTTATTAGCAGAGTTAATTAAGTCAAATTCCTGAGTTTGAGTAACAAACTCTCTAATAAGAAGCTCTACACACTTCTTATATTCAGGTTTTCCTGATAACTTAATCTGAATATAGTTATATCTAATTTCCTCTTTAGGTGTTGTTTCACCTTCTTGAAGAGGTAACTCAACTTTCTCAGATTTAATATCATAGTTATAATACCAATTACCATTACCAAGATTTTCAGTAGTAGTAGGTGTTATATTTGAAGTAATTCTTCTTGGTTCTAACATACTTTTTAATTTTAAAGTTTACTAGATATTGCCTATTCTTAAGGCATAACACATACAGAACGGTACCCACCTGAAACAGTATTGCCAGTGGTGTTTGTGGTATAATTACAGTAACCCAAACCAGCCTTATCACTATAACTAGCTAAACCACCAAACCATAATAATGAAAGTTGTTGTGTATAAATGATACTAATCCCATCACATTTATACTGTGTTGCATTACCTCCAACTAATCTAGGAATAATTTCTGCTGTATTACCTAAATTCCACTCTTTTATATAACCATTTAAAGCCGGCATTACAGTAATTCTTTTCATGTTATTAAAGTCAGAGTCAGTGTAAAATTTAGGGTCATCAGTAACATAGATTTCACTGTACTTAGTATCATTTTCAACTATACTATTAAGAGCGACAATAATACCATCAACACCAGTAAGAATATCTCCAAATGGGTTTTCAATTCCATGCCATCTAGGCACATTACCATCAATAATTGGTCTACCATAAAAAACCTGTACAGCTTTGCTGTAAGTATTATTACCATATTCATTTGTAAAACCATTAGGAATCAATGGTTGCCCTTCATTAAAATCAAACCACACTTCGGATATAATATTAACAATACCATTACCAAGACCTCCCTGTCTAAAGCCCTCAGAAGTAAGTTCAGAATTAAATTCAGCTTGACAATTGAAGTTAGCATACTCAATAACATATAACCAATATAATATTCTTTTATATTGTAAATAGCTAAGTATCTCCTTACCAGACTGTCTACAAAAGAGTCTCATCCTATCTCTTGCTATATCTGTTATAGGTTTACCACGCAAAGTTTTAAATTCATCAGTATACTGGTCATAGGTAGGACTTAAATCATTGGACCCTCCTCTACAGTAGGTTTCTTTATTTACTACAGATATAGCTGAACCAAATTCTAATGTGCTTAAATAACCCATATCTAAAGGTACATTATTAATTAATGTATCATGGTAAGGAGAAATAAGTATTCTAGGTTGATGCTCCCAAGTATCATCAATCTTTGATGGTGATATTCTTACTTCTCTTCTAGTATCAGTGTCCCATGATTTAATCCAAAATTCAGGAACTTCTACCATTACTTCACCATCATATCCATTAAGTACAGCACCTAACTCTACATTCTGAGAACCTGTGTTTAGGTCTGGTGCTAAACCTCTGAGATTAGCAGTATTAGTTGAAGTATCAATCTTAATTACTTGGCAAGGCATACCATTAATTCTTACCCATTGGTCCTTATATCGAAGGTCTTTAAATACATCATTAGTAGCAATATAATTATTACCTGTATCTCTCTTTAATGTCATATTAACTATATAGCCTTTAGTGTCCTCTCTCCATCTCCAATCTGTTGGGTCTAAGTAGTACATAATCCTAGCACCGTCCTTCATTTGAGCAATACAACCTCTCATATTATTCTGAATAGGAAGAGTTCTATGATAAGTCATATTACCAACTCTAGTAAGAACAGGGTCACCTACATTTGGCTTCCAAGAAACACCATAAGATAGAAGGTCTAAGACATTAACTTTAAGATTATTAACTAAGTCATCAGGTAAATCTCCAGCAGTAATAGTTCTAAACTCAGCTTTACCATCTGCATCAGTTGGGGCAGCTAAAAAAGTTCTTTTAGTTCTGGTCTTAGAAGCATCATAAGATGGAATCCATTTACCTTCAGCAGTTAAGACAGCAGTAGTCTTTTCAGCAGTAGTGTCAGCTTTAGGTACTAAGCCATTAGCAGACTCAGTGAATACTGAATTATTTGCTTTATTATCAAGTGCTTTCTTAACTGCACTATTCTGTACAGCATTAGTAGACTCCTTAATAGTATCATCTACTATAACCTTAGTAGCACCTTCAGCTATACCCTCTAACTTTGTTTTGAAATCATTAGTAAAATCATTAGTAGAAAGACCTTTACCTTCCTCTTTATCCACTTTACCACTAATATCAATATCTTTAGATAAAGATGCTAGCTTTTCCTTTTCAGCATTAGTATAATCATTAGTAGAAAGACCTTTACCCTCTTCTTTATCTACTTTAGTATTGGGGTCAAAGTCTGTGGGTAAAGATTCCAATTTTTCCTTTTCCTCAGTAGTAAAGTCTTCTGTAGATAACCCTTTACCATCTACTTTATCCACCTTATCAGCAAGAGCAGTTTGAGTGGCATAAGTGCTGTTAGCTGTCTCTGTGGTAACATAACCATTAAGAGTGTCCACCTTAACATAATTAGTATCTGTTTTACTAACATATTTACTGTTAGCATCTACTGACTTAATATAGTCACTAAGACTTTCTATCTTAGCATAGGTACTCTCAGCAGTGGTTGTTGTGATGAAATCCTTAATAGCATCTTTAGTAGCATAAGTTTCGGAAATAGTATCTGCCGTGATATAAGAGTTAAGAGTCTCTGTACTAACATATTTAGTATCGGCATCAGTTATTGTAACATAGTCCTCAAGAGTACTTTTAGTAGCATAAGTATTATCAGCATAAGACTTTGTAATATATCCATCAAGAGTGTTCTTTATCACATAATTACTATCAGCATAAGTTTTCTTAACATAGTCACTATCAAGGCTAGTACTTAAATTATTAAGTTCCTTTATGGTAGCATAAGTTTTAGTAGCATATTCACTCTTGACATAATCTCTATCAAGGACCTCTTGTTGGACATACTTACTATCTGCATCCTCTTTCTTGATATAAGACTCAAAGTCCTTATCAATCTTTCCTAGTATTTCTTTTACTATCTCCTCATTGTTCTCAGTATCATCATTAACAATTATCCATTCACCATTAATGTAAGTTTTAAGTTGTTTAACTTTACCAGATACATCCAACCACATTACCTGCTTATTTTCAGGAGGAGTTAGTGATTCAACTGTTCTTTTCATATATTATAAAAAATTTAGGGTCTAATATAGCACTCCATAAAACTCTACCTTGGCTATCTTCTATTTTAGTTACTTTACCTTCCGGTATTTCTATAGCTGTAATTTTACTAAAATCCATAATTATTTATTTAAGTTGCAGGAGTTGTAGTAGTACTAAGTACTCTTATTGATTTAGTTACTGTAGAACCATCTTCAAGAGTAAATACAAGGTTTTCCTTAGTACCAATATCAGCTAATTCTCCATTTGTAACGTAAGTTTTTGTTGAAGACTGGTCATTTTTATCATAAGCACGCAAATAAATAGAATTTTGGCTTTGTATAGTATTAGTCATAAATTCCCCAGCAATTGCAAGGAGTCCATTAAAGTAATTATCATTACTAAATATATTATATCCATTAAGTCTTGCATAATTACTTAAATTAGGTTGAGCTTTAAACTCACCCATCTTTTCCCAAGCATACTGACCATCAGTTTGTTTAATATAAGCATATTCTGTATATTTATTTTTTTCACCTTTATCTGATGAAAGTACACAGTAAATCTTTGATGTAGATATATTTTCAGTAGGTAGTTCTGTAACTACTTCAAATAGTTCTGTATTAGGATTAGTAAGATTTATATCAGTGCTTTTTCTAGTAACTGAGCCGTCTATACCTATAGTATAAATAATACCTTTACCATCACTAGTTATCATAAATGCTTCACCTCCTGTATCAGGTGACCATTTAGCTGCACCATAGCCTTGAGCAATATCAGCAAAGAATAGATTATCTGTTGACTGTATAGCTTGTAACTTACTTAAATTATTTGCTTTAACACTTTCACTATCTCCTATTTCAAGCTCTACTATAGCCTTGCTATTAAGTACTGTTACATCTTTCTGTATACTATCTACTTTCTCTTCTAAGTCTTTTCCTCCTCCTGCAATGGATACCCACTCTCCATTAATAAATGCTTTGGCTACACCTTCATCTAACCATATACTATCAGTACTTGGAGGTATAGCACCCTCTACAATATTTCTTCTTCTTAACATAATTATTTACTATTAGTTATACTCTTTTTTCTTAAAGCTGCTCTCTTAATTTCACTATCATTTTTAGCTTTCTCTCTATCTAGATTAAGCTTCTCTCTGTCGAGTTGTAATTTAGCATCAAACTCTCTCATCTTTTCCATAAGGTTAGCCCTAGCTTCTTCTGAGAATGGTTGCTCTTGAACACCGTCATTATTCTCTTGATTTGAATTAGCTGATATTGTAGCTACTAGAATCTTAGTCTCATTATCTCTTTGATTCATCATATCTTTCAACTGCATCTCTTGTTCCTTAGCTTGAGCTTCCATTTCAGCCTGTTGCTGCTGCTGCTGTATCTGCTGCTGCTGTGCTTCTTGCTGTCTCTGCATTAGCTCTTGTTCATTTCTCTCAACTATTCTTTGCTTTTCAGCCATAGAACAACTATTATATAACTTCATAATAGTAGAGAAATTTAATGTTTGATTTTGTAGAGCTGCCTGAGCTAGCATATCCATCTTCTGTTGTAACTCTTGTATAGCATTACTATTATCAACTACAAGACCATAATCAGCCTCAGCAAACTCATCACCATCAATATCCATAACCTTCATAGAGCCATCAGAAAGAATATATTGGAACTTCTTACTTCTACCTCTAAGAGCTATCTTAGCTGTCTCAAGAAAGCACTCTAAAACCCTTTTCTTAACATCTTCATGAATTACAAATAACCATTCAGTAATATGTGAAGATTGTAATGTGGCTCTTTCTACACCACCTACAGTTTCTCTATTTGAAATCTGACCTTCTCTTTGCTTAGAAATACCTGCTACATCAGACATTTCCATCTTGATAAACTCAAGTAGATTAATATTCTGTTGTATAGAATTACCAAGTTCAGCATCAATAACTCCACTAGAAGCATTGTTCATAGCACCAGCTAATTTACCAGTAGCTGCACCAATATTTCCTTCTTTGAAACTATCTACTACTGCAATGTTATTAGTCTTTGCAAAATAAAGCCACTTCTCTACCTCCCATCCAGTAGGAACTTTAGCTAGGTCTAAAGTAATTATCTTACCCCAGTTCTTAGCTAATAGTTTATTAAGTCTATCATGGATAGCATCATAAAGATAACTAAATGGTTTCATCATATCTACCAATGAGAATGGTTTATCATCATTAAGATTATAGATAGAACCTATAATACCAAAGTGACATCTTGAAGGATTACTTAATCTATTATATTGAACTACTCTTGGTCTCATATTAACATAGATGTCTTCACCTATTCTAGTACCTTCCCAAGCCTCATTAACATAAAGTATTTGCTCTTCCTCACCTAAATCAGTATTAGCTACATAGTTTTCATCTCTGAACTTAAATTGCTCCTCACCATGTTCATCATAGTATTTAATCTTCTTAATTCTCCTTCTAGATTTCCAAAACATTCTAACAACTCTAATGTTTCCTTCCATATCATAAGGTAACATAGAATCACTTTCACCACTAGCATTTCCATTTGGACTCCAAAAGAAACCATCTTTATAAACAGCATCTCCTGCAACTCCATCATCAATTCTAATGAACTCATGTCTTGGGTCTACGTTATCCATAGAATCTATTGAACCTTGGTCCATTTTGTTAGGCAATTTTTCAATATACTCCATGTCCTTCTTACTAAGAACATCATAGTATGTATCAATTATCTTACCTGGACTCCAATAGTCTTCTATAACAATAACATCAGCATCTTCTATTCTATTAGAATATCCTGACTTGTAGACTCTAACCTTGTTTGGATTAAGTTTTTCAATAACAGGTTCACCTCCTACAATGTCACATTGATATATTTCTTCTGCAACTGTCATAGCATCCATGAATCCTTTATTGAACATAAGTGGCATATTATACTCTTTAGAGTAATGATTAAGCAGAGCATTAGCTCTTACTTCCCTCATATCTTGCCACTCAAATGTATAATAATCATTTAACTTTTCTAGCCTAGCATTAAAATCCTCCTCTGATTGAGAAGTATCAGCAACTGCTTGTTGTAAGTCTTGAAGTAAAGCTTGCTTCTTGTTATTCTCAATCTCTGAGATAGAATTAGGATTAGTAATAACAACCCTAAAATCAAAGACTCTTTTAGACTCCTCACCTCTCAGAACATTGAGTTTAGAGTTCATAATAGGATAATGTTGAATCTTACTAGGAATGAATTGTGCCTGTATATTGTCTGGATTGATAATAGTCATCATATCATTGAGATGTACTATACCATTCAGCAAATCATAATTAATCCTTTTGTGTATTACACTTTTCCTAACTAATGAACTAGTAATTGTAGCTCTATTAGAACCCCAATCAAGAATTTGCTTTCTCCATTTCTTTGTCTTCTTACTCATAGGAAGCTGCTGAGGTGGAAACTGCAAAAATTCACTCATAGTTCTTATAATTTAACTCTGCAAAGTTATATAAAAAAATTCACTTAGACAAGAATCTAAGTGAATTATTTACTATTTTTTACTAAATTTACTGTTTGTAGTTCCTCTTAAAGAATAGGTCATTACCTAAATAACTAGAATTAGCAGCTTCTTGTTTCTCCTTAGATACCTTTCCTTGATAAAGAATTATTCTATCTTCTCTAAGAAGCATTAACATTCCTGCTGCTGATATTCTATCAAAGTTACCTTCACTATTATAATTTATTAGCTCTTTAATGAATGCTCTACTTCTAAGAGTAAATAAATTTGGAATATCAACTTCAGTCTCTTCTCCATCTACAACTTGTATAACTGTAGTTGGTCTAAGCAACCAAGCTCTAAGTCTATTCCTAGCAAAAGCATTTATAGCTTCTGTAGCATTAGTACCTTTAGCTTTATTACCATAACCAGTATCTTTAATCATCTGTTTATCTTTCAAAAACTCTAATTGGTCTGTTAAAAGATAAGTACAATTCATTCTAGAGAAATATGCAAATAGACCCTTCTTATTATTCTCATAGTTCATTCTACCATTATAAAATAAGCATAGTCTCCTTACTTTCTCAAAGAAGTCATCAGCAAAAGGAGGTCTACCAGTATATTCAGCTACAATCTTATCAGTCCATAAATCTAGTACCCAAACAGAACCTAGAGACATAGTATTTGATTCATCATCATCATAAGGGTCACAGCCAAGTATGTATCTAGCATTATAAGCTTTTCCTGTTCTTTTGTCTATTTCAGGCATTTGGAATATCTCAAAGGCACCCTCAATTTTATTGTCCTTATGAGGAAACTCTCTAATAGGCATAGCACTTGTAGGTTTAAATTCTACTATACCACTATTATTAAGAGTCAAGTCTCCAGTATATACATCATCATACTCTCTTGGGTTACTATCTAATTGACCTAATCTTTCTGTAAGGTCAGCAACAGGAAACATATTAACACCTGTCTTTACAATAGCTTCTGCTGGAGTAATAGGAACTTCAGCAATAGTTTTAATGATTGTATTAGGGTCAGTAGAGTTATATTTAACTCTATACCTATTTAATAGAATTTCTATTAAAGCTTTGATTACATCAGATACTCCATCATGATTATAGCATCCCTTTCTATTTATATAACCAGGAAAGAAAAATACAAAGTATGGTCTTCCTTGATTAAATTTATCAAACACATTAGGTAATGCATACATATTATAACCTTTTGGGTTATACATAATTTCCTGAGCACCAGCAAAGTCTGATTCATTATCACCAGCTGTACCCAACATATATATCTGACCAAAGACAATATCACCTTCTTGAACAGAAGGTAACAACACATTATAAAGGTCTGTTAATCTAGGAAATGTACCAAACTCTTCTATAAGTATTTTAGCAGCTCTCTTACCTCTCAATTTAGATTCATCATCCTTTGATGATACACCAAGTACTGTATTCTGAGTACCATTCTCAATATCAAGTTCTGCATCTTTATAACCCATTATCCAAGTCATTTCTTGTAATGAGTTTTTTAATCTCTTTCTAGGAAATTGAGTATTAGATGCACAGAAATTAGCCATATCTACAAACTTATTTAATACACCATCCTTTGTAAGATACTCTTTTTGATAAGCAGTAACAACGCCTTTTACCTTCTCATGTGCTTCTTCATTCTCTCCTAGTACAAAAATGTGATTAAGTATGGATGCAAGACTATATGACTTACCTTTACCTCTGGAAGCAAGTTCAGCCATGTGCTGACCCCCCTCAAAGTTATTGTATAAACCACCATTTGAAGCTTGGTCCATACAATGAAATCTCCAATAGATACCCTCCCAACATTCAGGAAGTGCCTCTACTCTATCAGCCCTTTTAGATTTTCTCTTCTTACCATTCTTATCCTTATATTCTCTAATCTTAGAGAGCATAATAGGAGAGTAATTTAAGAACCAATACATATAACCTGTAACCCACTCTCCATCACTTTCTCTTACATAACCTTCCCAACATCTTCTAATCTCTTCTCTTACCCATTTACCATAAGCACTATTTGGATTAGCATTAGGTCTTAGATTAGTAAGAGTACCATATTTTTCATAGTGCAAAGCTGTAGGTCTAAAGTAATCCATGTTCTCTAATATATGTGGATTAGCTAAGTCTACAATAATCTTTCCACTTTCATCTCTTGGTCTATCCTTAGCATAACCTCTGCTAGGAGATATTAACCTCTTGACAAATTCTACATTATTAATAATGTCAAATAGTTGGTCCCTTACTTCATCTGGTAAAGTATCAAGTAGTTCATCAGTAAGAGGTGTTTGATATTTATTTACTTCTATCATTCTTCAATTTCTTATATATATCACTTGACAACCAACTTACTACATAACTGACAAACTGTTTGTCACAATCATCCCAAGCTTCTACCATATTATCAGTAGATGAGTTTTTATTTACTTTGAATGAGAGTAACATAATTTTATCATCTTCTATAGCATATAGACCATAGGAATATACTTTATATACTTTAAATCTAGAATGAGTTTCTATACTCTTATGTAATACTAAAGTAGTATTTAAGTTTTTACCTATAGCCTCTACAATATCTTCTACCCTTATCATAAATCCAAATTATCTTCAAATATTGTTTTCTCACCTTGACCTCTCATCTTACCTTCACTCCTCATTTCAGATGCAAGAGCCTTTTCTGCTTCATCTAGGTCTTTAGCTAAACTAGGTACTTGCTTAATAGTTGCAGTAATAGAATTAAGTGTATAAACAGGCTTTCCCTTATCATCTAATTGGTTTAAATTTATATCTCTTAATAGTTTTCTAAGTTTATCTACTGCATATCTTGTATCCTCAAGCAATAGTGCAGCAGTTGGTTTAAACCTAGAATAGAACTCCATAGCCTCAGTTATGACTTTATCAGGCTTCCAATTACTAGGCAATCCTTCTCCTTCTATAATAGCTTTAGACCTCTCATCTTCATCTACTAGATATTGATAATCACTTCTAGGGTCAACCATAAAATAGATATAACCCAATTCCATAATAGCTTTATCCTTATTTACACTTCTATCTCTATTCCATATTTGTCTAAATACTTTTAAAGCAAAAGCTTCTTCAGATATAACTACTTTATATCCTTCATATTTAAATAACTTCATATTTCTATAAACTAAAAAAGCTCATGAATTTAATCATGAGCTTTATGTTAAACAATAATTTTCTTGTCCTCTGGGAGTATCAATGAGGACTTAGGCTGCTCATCTTTAACTTCCTCTCCATCAATAATATAATCAATATCTTGGTCATAAATAAGTAGATGTCTCTTACCACCATACTCAACCATAGGGAAGTTTACATCCATAGTTAGTTCATCACCAATAATACCCTTCAGAGATTCATCTCTCTTCTCCTTATGTTGAGGTACGATGTACCTCTTAGGATTAATAAGTACAAGGTCTCCAACCTTTATATCCCTTACAGTTGAACCAATTGCCTCAACTCTTTGATACTCTTTAATTGTACCATCTGTTTTAATAATAATACCACCTTTTGTCTTATCAGACTCATAGGTATCACAAGTAGTTACTATCTTATTAAACAGAGGCCTAATACTATTTATTTTCAGCATTTCTAAACTTCTCTATTAATTTAAATCTACTCTTAATTCCTTTGTATTTATCCAAAGTGCAACTTAATTTTCCCAGTGAAGGAATATTAAAATTAGTCCTTAACTTAGAGAACTCTTCCTCTGTAAGGTCTTCCTTCAGAGGTAAAGCTTCTATGGTTGTTTTAATATAAAACCAGTAAGCTTTATATACTTTCTCAACAACATCAGGTGATATTCCTAAGTCCTTAGAGACACTTAAGATAATGTCTTTTTTCATTTTATAGGAAATATAACTAAAAGCTGTAAGCTCTTTGAATCTTCACTTATATTAGGTATTAACTTAGGATTAATCTTATTATCTATGATAACTTTATTCTTCCTCAATTTACCCATTATAACTTGAAAGTGTGCCAATGTTATATTGCAGTCTTCTCTAACCTTTCTCTTAGTTTCTTCACTCATAAGCACTGTATCTAATAATGAATTGTCAGTAATTACTTTTGATAATTCATATCTATGCTTAGTGAATGATGCTATAACATCTATCTCCCTATCAGTAAGATGATGTAGAGGTCTTAAGAATATAAACCAGCACTTAAAGAACTCATCACCTAATGGTGATTGGGAAAGTCCTATAACATTATTAACTTTCCCAATCATTGTTTACTCCTCTTTCTTATCTTCCTGAGGATAACCAAATACAATATGGTCAATTTCCACTCTTGCTTTAGTTTTCAATTCCTCATCAAAGTTACCTTCAACTATCTTAAATAGATAGTCAAGTCTCTTGAAAGTGTTAGCTAGATTAGCCTCCTGCAACTTCTGATACAGAATACTAATTTGTTCATTTGCAGCAGCTTTAACCTGCTCTACTGTCATTTTTGTCTCTTCCATATTAAAATTTGTCTAAATAGTCAAAACCAAACTTATCTCTATACATCTGTCTCCATGTATTTATATCAGTTTTACCAATATTTGTAGCACCACATTCATCACAATAATCTAGTTCTTCCATACCAGGAACTGACTTTATTTTTAATGATAAACATTGCTTACAATAAAATACAGGTTCATTATTAAACTCATTATTATCTGCCATAATAATTATTCTTTACTATAATATAGTAAGTAGAACTGCCCTTGAGATTGTTGGATAGTTACTACCTCTTCCTTAGTTATACCTAAATCATTTGCCTGTTTTACAAGCTGCCTTAGATTAAGTGCATTTAATATTTGCATCATACTGTTTATATTAGTTCAGGGAGGGGGAGTCGAACCCCCGACCTTTAGCTTATGAGACTAACTAGCTACCACTGCTAACACCCCTGTATATAGCCTACAATAAACTATAAAATAGTTCTCTAGTAGGCATAGAGTGTATAAATATTACCGCATTAATTTATACAATCTATTTTATAGTAGAGGTCCCTGTAAGACTCGAACTTACATCCCTTGGTTACAAAGCAAGGATACTAAACCTTTATACTAAGAGACCATCTTTAACAGTTGCAAAGGTAAGTAATTTATTTGAAACTACCAAACTTTTTAGCAACTTTTTTTAATATTTTTAGTACCCACTAAGGGACTTGAACCCTTACATTATAAAAATACTAGAGCCTAAATCTAGCCTGTCTACCAATTTCAGCAAGTGGGTATGAGCCTAGATTAGTGTAATCTTCATTACACACCCTTTTATAAACTAGGCAGGGGCAGGACTTCTGCTTAACTAATCTGTTACTTATAGCCTTAATGAACTCTGTGTTAAGGCACTCACATGGATTCTACGACATCCAAAAGGGGCTAGTCTTACTTACAATGTAAAGCCCTAAGAGTTACGTTGCTACATTATTCTAGAATTTATAGCTTTATTACTTCTTTTAAAGTGCTCACATACCTTGGTTAAGTATGCAAGCACTACTATACCTTATAATTTGAATAACAGTATCACCTAGGTTAGTTACATCAGGGACTATAAGGAATCATGTACTTCCTGAAAGAATCGAACTTTCATTTAAACATTAGAAGTGTCTTGTTCTATCCATTGAACTAAGGAAGCATATAAGAGCAGATAATGAGAATCGAACTCACATCTCTAGTTTGGAAGACTAGAGCACTAATCATTGTGCTATATCTGCATAATTTTAGTACTCCCACTGGGATTTGAACCCAGGACTCCAAGATTAAAAATCTTGTGCTCTAAGACCAACTGAGCTATAGGAGTATAGTACCTCCAGTGGGACTTGCACCCACACAGTCATTACTGACTAATAGATTTTAAGTCTATCTTGTCTACTAATTCCAACATGGAGGCATCATTATTTATACTAGCAGATTCTTTAGTACTAGAATAAAGATAATCTGCAAGAATTGACCTATCAATCCACCTATTTCTGTGGCAGCTATATCAAGCCAATCAAACTTACCACCATATTGTTTGTCCTTAAACTCCATACCAAAAGCTAAACCAGTACTAAATAATATAGTACCTATGAAGGCTGAAGGTATTGCATAGAGTAGATGTTTAGGTCTATTACTTTCCAATAACCACATATTATATATTATACATTATTAGGGTGTTAGATGGGATTTGAACCCACAACCTAAGGAACCACAAACCTCTGCTCTGCCAATTGAGCTACTAACACAGTGGGTATAACAGGATTTGAACCTATGACTTCTTGAATATCAGTCAAGTACTCTAACCAACTGAGTTATATACCCTTATGTGGGAAAGATAAGAATCGAACTTATATCCAAGGATTTTCAGTCCTCTGCATAGACCATCTTTGCTACTTTCCCATTGCAGATAGAGTAAGACTCGAACTCACATCTTCTAGTTTTGGAGACTAGGGTTTTACCATTAAACTATCTATCTATTTCTGCGGGACCTGTGGGACTTGAACCCACAACCTATTGATTAACAGTCAATTGCTCTAACCTATTGAGCTAAGGACCCAAATATATTATATTATCAACTCTACATCAAAGGAACTAGATTCCTACTGGAATAGTTCCTGAAGGTGTATAAGGGCATTTAGCCAAAGCATTTAAATAAGCATTTACACCTCTCTTAATTAAAGATAAAATCTTTTTCATATCAATATAATTTAGAGTTAATAATGTGAATTATCAACTTAACTATCACCATAGTTAATGTGGAGCAAGAGGGACTTGAACCCTTAATTCTTCCTTGCAAAGGAAGTATGTTAGCCAATTACATCACTTGCCCCATTAGTAGGGAATAAGAGATTTGAACTCTTGACCTCCACATCCCAAATGTGGCATCCTAACCTAACTGGACCAATTCCCTATTATTCAATATTTCTTCTGTTATTACATAACCTCCCCTGTGAACTCTATTATGGCAGTTTGCACATAATATGATTATGTTTTCAATAGAAGAGTTATGCCTGTTTTTATCAATGTGGTGAACCTGTAAACAACATTCTTCTTCAAGACCACACATTGCACATTTATGCTTATAACTCCTAAAGGCTAAAGTCAGATAAGAATATCCTTTATGAGAGCCATCAATCCAATTAGGATTATTCTCTCCAATTCTATAATGGGAGTTGTTATACTTAGCAGCACAGCTACTATTGCAAAATACAT